TGTAGCCACAGCAACATCAGGTTCAGTAGCAGCATCAACAAGTGGTGGTAACCAGATATATACATTTACTGGTTCAGGAACAATTACATACTAATGGCACACTTTGCAAAAATAGGTGATGACAATACAGTAGAACAAGTTATTGTTATTGGGAATGAAATTACAGACCCTGAATCTACAGGTACAGATACAGAACAACTTGGTTTAGATTTTATTGCTGATGTTTTAAAACTAGAAGGTACATGGGTACAGACATCTTATAACAGCAATATAAGAGGTAACTTTGCACACATTGGTGGAACTTATGATAGCTCTGTTGATAAATTTCAAGAACCAAAACCATTTGATAGTTGGACTTGGGATGATACTAAGAATGAATATGTAGCTCCATTACCTCATCCATTAGCAGACATAGACCCAGATGATGAATCAGCACAACCTGACTATGTTACAAGTAAACCTGCTGATGAAATTTGGATACATAGATGGAATGAAACAGCATATCAAGCTGACAATACAACAGGTTGGGAATTTGTTCAATGGACACAAGCTGATGAAGATGCATTACAAGGACAAAACTTAGGCGATTAATTAATATAGGTGGAAAATGAAAATAATATTTACATCTGATGTCGTAGGACACAGAGATATAAAAGAATTTCAACCACAACCTGCTAAAAACTTTATGCCTGATTGGTATAAAAATATGCCTTCAGATGTAAAGTATGATACAGATTACAATAAAATACCTAACTTTAGAACAGCAAAACTATGTCCTAATTTTTCAGATATATTTACTGAAGGATTTGTTTTACCTGCACCATGTGATATGTGGTTAAGCGTTCATGGAGATGGAGTAGATGATTGGATATGGAAGACATCTAATTCAGCATTTGATATAGAAATGCATGGACAAGGTCAGTTAAATAATTTTTTACCTAATCCTGTAGTTAGACAAATATTTAAATTAAATTATCCCTGGAGAATAATTGTACCTAAAGGCTATAGCGTAAGACAAATACCATTATTTTATGATTACAATCCTGACTGGCATGTAGCTTATGGTGTTTTAAAAGCAGATGTTGTCAATGAAATAAACTTACAAATTTGTTATACAAGTAAAGAAGAAGAAGTATTTATAAAAGCAGGAGAACCTTTATGTTATTATGTACCATTTAAAAGAGAAGAATCTAAATTAGTCATAGATAATAACTATGATAAGTACAAAGAACAGATAGAAGGTAGTATGCATAGAGCATTATCTAAATTTAAAAATGGTTATAGAAGATTTAACAAATGATAGATATAAAGTTCCAAACACCTGTAAGAGGATTGCTTCATTCAGAAGCAACAGTACAACCTGCTAAAAATTTTATACCTGATATATGGAAGAATACACCTGCTGCTGCAGATATAGAAAAAAATCCACTAGACCCATATAAACATATTGGTCCTAATAGTGAAACAAGAACAGCAAAGTTATGTCCATCTTTTGTAGATGTATTTAACACTGGATATGTGATTCCTGCACCATGTGATTTACAACTAATGTATGACAAAGAAAATCATGATTATAGATTCGAAACAGGTATACCTGGTATAGAAATAGTTATACATAGTCGTGACCAATTTCTTAATTATGGTGATTCTAATTTTGATTTTATATTTAAATTAGATAATACTTGGGAATGTATCACACCTGATGGATATTCAATAATGCAAATACCTATGCTCTGGCATCCTAATCCTAACTGGGAAGTTGCTTATGGAATAATACACACTGACCAATATCATTTAATTAACCCACAAATTATGTTAAAGAATGGCGTAAAAGATGTATTTATTGCACAGGGTGAGCCACTATGTTATATAGTTCCTTTTAAAAGAGAAGAATATAATTTAGTTTTACAGGAATGGGATGAAGAGTTATCTGCTAGAGGTTTTATAAACAACTTAGGAACATTTAAAAATGGTTACAGAAAATTATTTAGGAAGCGTAATGCTAAACCAAAAGATTAAATTTGTAGCTATAAATAAAAGATATTCTAAAATACAACCTGCACCTAAACCTGCTTATATGTACAAACCAACTTGGTATTCTATGTCACCTGTTTATATGAGTAATGGTACTCCTGATAAAAAACTTACAATGACAGATGAAGGAAAAAACATGACATTTAAAAAGTGTTTACCTTTTATCGATACTATGAAAGCAGGTTATATTGTAGAGCTACGCAAAGATATGATTGTTCAACACAACAAAGACAATGTATTTGATTTGCAGTGGAATAGTGATGAGCTGTTATTTACAATACACAATACAAGTACAAATATAATAGAACCACCTACTGGATATAACAGTCAAGTTGTAAATTATATATGGAATACAATAATAAAAACTCCTAAAGGTTACAGTTGTTTAATAACACAACCTTTTGGTTGGCATGATACACCACTTAGAATGATACCTGCGATAGTAGATACAGATAAAGAGGTATTAAACTTTCATTTTCCTATGTGGTTAAAAGAAAATTTTACAGGAATAATTACTAAAGGTACACCACTAGCACAGATAATACCATTTAAAAGAGAAGGTTGGACTATGAAAACAGAGTATCTTGCAGATGGTGAACTAGATGTATTAGCTGAAAATGGTTTTAATGCTACTATGCAAAACCATTATCGTGATACAAGTTGGACAAAGAAAAAATTTAAATAATGGTTTACCCTAGAAAAAAAAAGACAAAAGCAGGATACTTTTATATACCTCATGATTTTATGCACCCATCTTTACAACAAGAATTGCAAAAAATAAATAGAAATGTTTATGGATGTCCATCTATTGGTGGATTAAACGATAGACTTTTTACATTACCTAGCATACTAAGTGTTGAAGTAGAGTTTGGTATAAACGAAGAAGGACCATATTACAACTATATGCTTGATGAAAAAGTACACAATACATCAGCAGATATGCACACATTAATGGGTGATATGTTAAGTGTAAGAGCAGCAGATGATGGAAGAGCTGTACTACAACAAACAATAAGTATGATATTTGTAACTGATGATAAAGATTTAGAAATGACTTTAATGAATCCTTTAAATAATGTAGATAAATATAATTGTTCTGCTGTTATAGGTTCTTTTTATCCATACGCTTGGCTTAGACCAATAAATCTAGCATGGGTACAAGATGACATTGACAAACCTGGAAAAATTAATTTAGTAAAAGGGAAGCCATGTAACACAATATTTTTTAACAAACCTATAAATTTAAAAGAGATAGAACCAACAAAAGAAATATTAGATTACATGTCATATACAACTGCAAGTATTAACTTCCATAGAAATATTCGTACAATTTTTAATAATATAAAAAAGAAACGACCAAGGTATATGCTATAATCTCTTGATGGATTACATAATTGGATTTATATTCGGAATTTTTTTTAAAAAATTTACTGTATGGTTAGACGAACTTGCACAACCTAAGATACCTGATAATTATAATGAAGAAGATTGGGATTGGGTTATATGAGTGGTAATGGTTATACCAACAAGGAGCTATTAAATATAATTATAGAAACACAAGAAAAAACAAATGAGAGAATTGATTTACTTCACGAAAAAGTAAACAGTAAAATTTCAAGACAAGAATTAAGCGGTTGGCTTGTAGCAGGGTCTGCATTGGTGGTGTTGGTCAACGCCCTAATGTAGGAGGTAATATGTGCTGCGGTCAAGGTTGCTGCAATGGTGGTTAATCTTATCCTTAGTTATGCTGCCAATATCAGCACTAGCTAACGAAGAAGAACAAGAGAATACAACAACTACAACTACTACTATTCCAGGAGAAGTAGAAGAGGTAGAAACATTTGATGGTCCAGAGGAAACAACTACGACCACAATACCTGAAGAAACAGAAACTACTACTACAACTACAACAACTATTCCTGAATGGGAACAATCTACAGATATAGAGTTACCTGAAGATGAGTTAGATAGTCAAGGTAATGAAGTAGAAAATAATATACAGATAGACAGTAATCATAGTAATGGTAATTGGTCTTGTTGTGGTATGACAGATTTTCACATGAATCTACATTATTTTCAACATGGTAACGATAGTAATGATTACACATTCACATTACCTGAAACAACAACAGTAGATGAAGAAGAACTAGACATAGATATATACGAAGTTGGGTTTAGGATTGGTGCATTAAATAATGATGGCACAGTTACATACACACATACTGATGAAACAACACAAGTAAATGTTCTTGAAGGTCAAGACAATACAGATATAGAGAATATGTTTGAGGATGTTGTTTATAACATATATGACACACTAGAAACATTCATAGATAGTTTCACAATCACAATCAATGACTGGTCTTTGCTTGATGACATATCATTTAAATACATACAACCAACAACTACCACTACAACATTACCTCCACCTCCTGAACCAGAACCTGAACCAGAACCTTATATACCTCCACCTCCACCAGAACCTGAAACATTTGTTGTTGTATTAGACAATGGAGAAGAAGCAGAGTATGAACAACATGAGATAGATGATGGTACAGTAGAGAGAGATAATCAACGCAAAAAGAATTTAGAAATCTATGGTGTTGAACTTACTGATGAACAGATAGAACGAGGAGATTTAGAACAATATGACATTGAAATCATTGAAGAAGAAGACATGGGAGAAATCGGAGAAGAGTTTTTTGATGATGTTGATGTACCTGACATTGTGGAAATTGAGTTTACTGAAGAAGAACTTGAACGAGAAACTAAAAAACTTGAACTTGAAGAGGAGATTGAAATATTTATATTTGAAGATGAAGAGGAGATTGAGGAGTTTATAGATACTGTTATAGAGGTAGAAGAATTTTTAGAAGAGTTTGAAGAAGTAGAGATTATAATAATAGAAGATATAAAAGATATAAATATAGATGATTGGGATACAGAATTTGAAGAGGTAGAAGAAGATGAGTTACTCGAAGAGGATATACGAAGAGATGACAATGAAGAACCTGAAGTTCAACCATTGGAGGATATTACCGAAGAGGTTGAGGAGATACTTACTGAAGAGATGGTTGAAGAAGAGGTTGCAGAGCTAGAAGAAGTTATAGAGATAGACATAGAGGAAGATTTAACAGATGAAGAAGTTGAAGAAGCCATTGAAGTATATGTGCAAGAACTCGACACCGAAGAAGTTGTAGAAGTATTAGAAGAAGTCAATGACATAGGTGTACAAAACTTAGAACAAGCTACAGAAGAAGTACAAGAAATAGTACAAGCTGTTGTAGAAGAAGCTATAGAAGAAATAGAAGAACTTACAGAAGAACAGGTTGAGGTAGTTGCAGAGGTGTTGCAAGTGCAAACAGAAGATGTTGAAATTATTGCAGAAGCTGTCAAAGAAGATGAAGTAATAGCTGAAGCTGTAGAAGAATATGTAGAACGAGCTGTAGAAAATGCAGATGTAGAAAACTACACACTTGCTGATGTAGTTACAGAAGTACAATTTGAAACATTTATAGAAAATCCAATAGAAGTATTGATTGATATAGAAAATATATCATTGACAAATTTAGGAGATGACATGACAAATGACCAGAAAGAAAAAGCACAGGAGGTGGTAGTGCCAGTTATTTTGACTAGAATAGCTAGTATGGCAGCTTTTGTATTTAGGAAAACAATATGATAAGTAAGATATGGGATTGGTTTGTAAAAGCAATTAAAGAAACTTTAAACCTTAGTTGGACTTTAGTAGGATTAGTTATTGCTACATTAACACTTACTGGTTCTGCACAACAAATCACAGGACTTGCTACTATAATTACATTAGTAATATGGTTACTCACAATCGGCTTTAGAGATTAATTATGGGCTATTGGGGTGACACAAAACAATGCAGTTGCGTTTGCAAATGCAAGGAAGGTGGACAAAATGAAACTACAAGTAGTTAGAACACAATTAGGTAAAGATGCAACAAATGGTCTGTTATTTATTGATGGGTTGTTTGAGTGTTATACATTAGAGGACCAGTACCAAGCAGTAAAAGTTATGCACGAAACTTGCATTCCTGAAGGAACATATTCTATAAAACTTAGGACAGTTGGGGGATTCGATAAAAGGTACAAAGCCAAATATCCTGAACTCCATCGTGGCATGTTGTGGATTCAAGATGTTCCAGGATTTGAATATATACTTATACACCAGGGAAACACCGATGAGCATACTTCAGGTTGTCTTATTGTCGGAGATAGTCAACAAGATTTAGATGTAAATTTTAATGGTATGGTAGGCAGTTCAGCAAACGCATACAAAAAACTATATCCAAAAGTATCTGCACAATTATTAGCAGGTAACGAAGTTACTATTGAATACAGTAAAATACAACTAGAACCACAAGAACCTAATGATGTATATGAAAAACTACAAGAGATTAGTGGAGAAATCAAAGTATTAAATGCTAAACTTAGTGGTAGGAATATTACATAATGTCAGATTTATTTGAAAAAAATAATAGAAAAAGAAACCAAGATGGCACATTCAAAAAAGATGTGGGGTGGACTCCTTGGAACGAAGCATGGAGTTATAAAATGAGCGAAGACCTCAAAGATATGCTTGAACGAACTGCCTGGACCTTCATTGAAGCGTTCATTGGTGCATTAACAGTTGCTCCTCTTGTAGGCGTAGAAGCTGAAACCATTCAGTTAGCTGCTCTTGCAGGTGGTGGTGCTGCACTAGCAGTCGTCAAGACATACGCAAAAAAACAAATCAGTAAGTAGTTTTTGTCACAATAACAGTGTATACTTCTCTTGACAGGGCAAAGGAGGTATTATGCCAAATATACCTGAAGAATGGGGTAACAACTTTTACAAGTCAGGATGGCAACCTGGACTAGAAGTTAATGAGCAAACAGGGTTAGGTGAAATAACTCATGTAGGCACTGACCCAGATTATAGAAACAAACTAGATTCTATATTATTAGATTGGGGATTCGACCCAAAACATTACGAAATAGAGGGTTCAGTTCGTGCATCCTCGTGGAATGTGCAATTAAAAGGTGGAAACACAGAAACATTTTATGCTTTTAAAGGCATAGTCAAAAAGAAAAAACCTGGACATGATAAATATTTCCAGGCTTTATTTAAACAAGCAAAGAAAAAACCACCAATGACTAAAAAATTTGATGCAGGTGATACTGCTTTTATGTGGTTTATGAGTGATTGGCAACTTGGTAAAAAAGATTATGGAGTTGAAAACACCATCAAA